TTCACAATCGAAGGAGCAGGAGGAGGAGCAGGAGGAGCAGCAGGTTCAGGTTCAGGTTCAGATTCAGATTCAGGTTCAGGTTCAGATTCAGATTCAGGTTCAGATTCAGATTCAGGTTCAGATTCAGAAGTTGGGACAAGACTTATTGTTTTTGACCGAACGAGCTTAGGGGGGTGGGGGGGTGGTGTCAACCCCAGCCCCGGTGCAAGGGTATCTGATGAAGAGAGGTCCAGCACTGGTTCCATTTTCACCTCGGTGGCCTTTTGGGCTCGGCGGCGGGGTGGCATCTCTTTGTGTGTGCCCTACGAAGTTTTTTGCTTACCACCTGACCGCACAAGTAGGACGACCGCCACGACTGCGAGAATAATGGTAACTCCAATAAGCAGATAGGGCGTGCGGCCGTCACGCGTAAGTGCAAAGTAGGCAATCGTTGAGGGGGAAGCGCCACTCTGTGCAGGTGGTAGGTCACCGAAGTGTTTCATGTCGTAGAGGGCGCCTCTTACGCTGTTAAACGTACGCATGGGGATGTACTTGAGTGGTAAAGCTTTGGGTGGCACACTGCTACGTTTCTTATTTTTTTTAAAACGCACCGCAGGTGTTTGTGGTCCAAATTGGGGGTAGGCGTAGACATGGGGTGCGTACCCAATGGGTGGTTCCCCCGACGCGCGTGTAACAAGCCGTGGATTCGGTGGCTCCATACCCACCCCCTGCATCTCCATGGATGCACACGCGGATGATCGCTGCTGATTAAATTGAGGTAACAGCGCAGTCCCATCGGTGCGGTAGGGTGTGATGGCATGGGTGCGTTCCTGAAGGTTGTCCACGTCGCACGACGGGCCTCCGGTGTACGCGGGTGACATGGGCCCCGCAACGCATGAAAGTGTGGGGTAAGCGGTAGTTTGTTGGTTCCGGGCCTCAAGCTCGGCCAGCTCACCTGCGCCATTGCTGGCCATTGCGGCCTGGTTTGCGTGGTACGCGACCGGTCCAGTGTCATCCGGGAATTCAATGTTGTTAATTGACGTGGGTGCAAACGAAATGTCCGCCAGGGTTTGAGCTCGTTCCGGCCACGCCCAAATGTCAGTTGGTGCAGATGTTGGTGGAGGCATGGGGGTTTGTGAGTTTGTGCTCATTTTGTTATTTACTCGCTGCACCGTCAACATGGTTAAAACCCAGAATGTGGACCCAGAGTTTCCATTCCAACTTGATCAGCCTGCGGTTGCCGAACCCCGTCCCCCTCCACCACCCCGCATCCGTCCAGATGTGCTTCTAACAGAGGCAGCTGTGTTGCGTGACCTGGCATCATTGACTCAGGCAGAGGCGGATGCAATCTCCAACATTCCGCAGGGGACCCAGGCGTGGTTGAATGCTCGCAAGAATCGCATCACGGCGTCAAACTTTGCGGCGGCGATTGGCCGGAACAAGTACAAGTCACCCAAGGGGTTGCTAAAGGACCTGCTGTGGAATACATTCAAGGGTAATGCCGCCACTCGATGGGGGAGTGAACATGAAGACATTGCGCGTGACGCCTATATTGCGCACATGCAGGGGGAGATCGACGCGGGGAGGAGCGAGTATACGTCGATCCGCGTAGAGGAAAGCGGGTTACATGTGATCCCGGAGCGCCCGTGGTTGGGTTCGAGTCCGGATGGTGTGGTGCACGTGACACGAGCCGATGGAACCAGCCACCAGTTTCTCCTTGAGATCAAGTGTCCGTTTCGGAAGCAGTTTTACGACCCACCCGTGCCCACGTACTACAACTGTCAGATCCAGGGCGTGATGGCCAACATGGGACTCCCCTACTGTGATTTTGTCGTGTGGATCCCAAGCGGCATTCAGATCACGCATGTACCATTTGACACCGAGTTTTGGGAAAACACACTGCTCCCGGGGTTGCACAACTTCTTTCATAAAATCTACCTCCCCCTCATCGTTGCCAAATACAACGGGGAACTTGAGGAAGGGGAGACTTCTGTTGTTTTGAGGCTGGGATGAAATAAGAATGTTCTAGAATTTGTTAGGCTGAAAATAAAACTAAAGTTGTTTGAGTTCATTTCTTTTCTAACCATGGTACTCTCAAACAAGGTTGTGCCTGTGACAAGTTCCGATGAAGTTGTTTTCCTGAAGGTCGTTTCACCCCAAGTCAAAGTGGAGGACAAGGTTGTGACAAGTTCCGATGAAGTTGTTTTCCTGAAGGTCGTTTCACCCCAAGTCAAAGTGGAGGTCGTTTCACCCAAAATCAAAGTGGAGGTCGTTTCACCCAAAGTGGAGGACGCCGACGATGACATTTGGCCAGAGGATGAGGAACCTCCTGCAGTTTGTTTTCTTTGTGGAGATGCATGCAACCCATATTCCCAAGCATGTGGGTCTTGCATGCGTTCACCTATTTTCTCTCCAAAAAGAGCGCGATTGAGTTAAATAAAAATCTACACCCAAAACCCAGGATCGTCTTCTTTTTCTTTCACCATGTGCCTCTCCGAACCGTCAACCCCATGTGCCACAAGTATCACAGTAGTGATCGATGAAATAATGTGAAGTGTTACTTTCATTCGCGCGGTTGCTAAATAAGTGTAGGATGCAACTCCCGTAAACGCCAATAGAAAGGCTCCTCCCCCCAAAAGTAATTGTAAATCGTTAAGATACATTTACATATGTTTCCTTCACCCGGTGGCAAAAAAAGTAAAGTTTTTAAACACAAAATGTATTCTTCAATTTCTCTACAATTCCCTGTATTTTTTTACTAACTCAGGTGTTGGATGCAACTCCCCATTTTTATCTTCATTCATATGACACCGAACAATGCAAGAACGAATCTTCAGTTTGGTGGCAAGTTTTTCTACCTTAGTCGAAGTCCAGTACACAGGAGGATTCGAAAATGTTCCACGTACAAAAAGTTCAAAAAACTTTTGCGATGCTGCGCATAATTCTAAAAATGGATCCTTGGCCTCGTCTTCTTCCTCGCTCTCCTCGTCTTCTTCCTCGCTCTCCTCGTCTTCTTCCTCGCTCTCCTCGTCTTCTTCCTCGCTCTCCTCGTCGCGCTTTCGTTTATTAATGTTTAGGGGTTTACTTGGTTCCCCCGAGGGGGGGGGAATGGTCTTATGCGGGTGTGCGGACGTACGGTTCCCTAAGGGGCGTAATACGTCGTTAACCACATTTTGAATCTCTGGGATTGCAACAACTTCCACCAATTCATCCTTTTCGTAACTTGCGTGCATATCCCAGTCCTGGTCCTGGTCTTCACTGGATGTAACTGATGCAACAAGACTGCGTAGAGCATCCATGTCCATGACGCTGCCAAGGTCGTCATCAAATGCTTGAGTCCGGCGTTGGTCTGGGGGGGTGGGCGGGGTCAGGGCAAGCTCTCCACACAAGTCTTTCTCTCTAATTGTATTCCATGAATGTGTGTCAACTTCATTTGAGCTTAGAAAGTCGTCATTCATCGTCGTGTCAGTAAAAGAAAAGTGGGACCAGAAACCTTGTTGCAAAGGGCTGGATAATGTCGACCAATCAAAATCGGCCCACAGGCTGGACCAATCAAATTAATTCCAGAGTTCCGTAAATCTCAGAGTTTCATTAGCCAGTGCATCGCAGAATGTTTGGTGGCGTGACCGGTCCGCGTCCTGACATTCCATATTACAGTAGTGACCCCGATTGCATAAAGAGCATGTGTTAACTGTTACATTCGTGCACGTGGAGCATTGGTAGTTGTAAAGGTAACGCAGGACCGGTTTGGGGAGGATGGAGAGGTCTGAATCTGCTTCAATGAGATCATGTTCGAGGAAGAGCTGAAGCATGTTCATGTTTTGGGAGTTGTGCATGTGCATGATAGTTTCGTGAACACAGGATAGGTCAGGTTTCATGCCCAGGTGTAGCAAGAGACCCACCTCTGACACATGGCCAAGTCCAACAATTTCATGAAGCGCGGATTTTGAGGGTAGAATACCTCGCTCACTCAGCATTTTAATCATCCCAAAGCTTGCATGCACCGCCGCATGGTCAGCAATCTCTTCATCGATCTCAAACTGACCCCACATCGCGTCCAACACCTCATTCTTACTCATCCTCACCACAAGATGTACGAACTCTCGTTTGTCCCCACCCCACGCGCCGCTTCGCATGAGTTCTAGCACAGTGTGGGTAGAGTTGTGGCGATAGAGTGCAAATCGTACATGCTCGGGTGTGAACTCAAACCCCTTATCCAGCAACACCCGGATCATGGCCAGGTTACTGTCATGAAGGAAGACGCTTAGGAATGTGGACGAGGGGCGCTGATCTTGGGCCAGAAGGAAGCAAACGAGTTGGTGTCGTGCGTGGGTGAGTGCATCCTCGATGAGGCGGGGGGGGTGGATCCCCAGCTCCCACAACAGCGTTACCATATCAATGTTGTTGTGTGTTACGAGATGGATGAATGTGGAATCGGGCACGCTGACCCCGGGGATCTCTCCTCCTATGAATCGAACCATTTCAATGTTGCCGGCCCCAATTGACATCTCAAGGGTCTGTTGTTCGTGAAGATTTGTAAACTCAAAGAGCGGATAGAGAATGCGCAAGACGTCAAGCGCGTTGGCACAGACGGCTCGCACGACATCGTCGTAGTGGATGGTGGCGGAGCGTGGAGGTGTGAATAACCATTTACAAACTTGATGTGCGTTGGATGTGAGGACATCAATCCATCCCTGACGTGAAATGTGAAGTCCCTTGGAGTACATCCAAACAACATCATCAAGCTTGTCCTGCTGCGCAAGCTCATCAACATCAACTTGGCTGTACACGTGGTCAACACACGCACTACAATCTCGCGCATGAGCTTTCAGGTCACCAACACGCACAGATGTGCCACACGGAGCCTTAATTTCCGCGGCCAACATGAGGGTATGAGGGCGTGTGTATTCCGCTGGGGTGCGACACAGGGGACACTTGGGCGCGGCGGGGCTCGGTGAAGACTTCACAATCTGTCCCCAACAATTTTTGCATACCCAATGATTACACGGCAGCAGTTGTGGATCTGTGCCAAAGAGTAGACAAACTGGACAGATGGTATCCTCAAGTGTAAAGTTCGGACACATGGTTTGTGATGTTGCTTTATTTAACGTAGAAGAACTCAACTCCCGGCCGCCTGAACCGGACACCACCTCCACCAATCGCGGGAGACAGGCTAACAAGCCGACCAATCCGCCGATCCAGCGATCCCACCCGCACAAGCATTACAGTGAGCAGCACCATGGTGACAAACCCAAAAAGTAACAGCAAGAGCAGGAGCAGTTTAGTGTTGTTGGCGGGGGGGGATGTGTTGGTCTTGTGCCATTATTTTTTACATGGAACTGTGAAAAAACAAGTCGTATGTTTGGCAATAAATGGGTCAAGCTTGTGATTGGTGCGGGTACGGTGGGTGGCCTGGTTATGCTGGGGAGTGGTTTGGCGCGCACCCACGCGTCAACCCACGCCCCTTTGTTCCCGGAACTCTCACCCGATGCAAACGCGGCCCTTTCAGGAGACAAGATGCTACATGTGGCATTGTGTAGACTGGGCAGCTACTCCTCGGGTGACCCTGAGGCCCACACGAAACTGTTGAAGAGTGTGGCAAGGGTGGTGGCGACCTCGCCCACGCCCGACACTGCCGAACTGCGGTACGCAGAAGGGCATGTGCAAGTGGTGAAGCGTTGCATGGCACGTCTTCGTGAGGCAACATCAACACGCACGCACAACAGCACGGAGGTGATGGAAGAATTTGATGAGTTGGCATCCGCGGTGTTGGGGGTGTGCGATGATAAGTTGTTTAACCTTCACCAGGCCTACACTCCAATTTAATAAAGGAAAATGCAACTTATTTATTAGGAAAACTCCGGGCTATGAGGTACAAAGCTTCGATCGGGGTTACGAAAGATTGGGCTGTTGAGCACAAGCGCACGCTGCTTCTTATTTGGGGTTGTGTCACCCTCGCGCCTCCTTCTCTTCTTGCCCACAAACCCATCATGTTTGGGTGGGACGGGGGGCGCAGAGGTCGGCGCGACAAGGGGGCGCACGGGTTTGGAGGCGAGCACGGGGCGTTTGAGGGGGGCGACGCCTTGTCCTTGCACAAGGGGTCGCACCATGGGTTTGACCCCATGTGAGGACGTTGGTGGCGGTGGTTGGGCGTGGGCGAGGGTGATGATGTCGCACGCACCCGTGCCACCCCGGATGGGTGTGCCAAGCATGATGTTTTCAGTAACACCATGCGTTGGGTTGTCAACACCCATGGTTGCGGCCCAGGTCAGCACATCCTGCGTTTGCTCGAAACTTGCACGCGTGTACACACTCGCCCCCAGTTTCATCATGTTGTGGCGGGTGACTGGTGCAAGACCTCCTGCGTGTGTCATGACATCAACCAAGAGTTGAAGGTGTCGATCGTTGATGTAGGCGCCATCGTGGCTAAGAACTGTTCGGATTTCCGTGAGCAGCTGATGGGCCGCCGCCTCCACACCCAACACCGCAAGTGTTTCGTAAATGTCGTTGCTATGGGTGCGGTGGGCGTCAACACCCGTGAGTGCAAGCACACGACCCAGGTTGGTGCCCTCCGTGTCGGCGCTCCATCGAGGCGTGGAAACCAGTGCACCCGTGGTTACATCGGGAAGCAGCACCGTGTCACGTCTCACCACAACGCGGGTGATGCCATCCACGCCATGAATCGCCACATTGTCCAACAAATAGTCGTGCACGGTGCGACACGCCTTCATCTCAAGCTCACGTGCCTCTTCGGGTGGTGTGGATGCGTCCATAATGCCGCGCAACGCCATGCCGCGCAAGCGCACGCGCACAACCCAACTCACCATGTTGACCTCACTCCAAATCACATTGGCATGCACACCCATGTACGCCGCGAGCGCCTCCCCTGCCACTGTCACACTCAACTGTTTGGAGCACATGAGGGTGCGGTCCAACACAAACCGGATCACACTGTTGCTGAGGTCTCCATCCTCCGGATCATCCAATGCCTCGTGAAGTGCCACCATCGGGGCGTCCGGTCCGGAGTGCAGCGTGCGCGCTGGACACCACACGACCTCACTTGTATCCACCACTTGATGAAGCACTGTGTGTTCGATTCCGGCCGCCAACATGCGCGCCATGTGTTCGTGGGTTGAATAGGGCTCCGCGAGGACAAGCCGAATCGACGGCGTGCGGATCTTCGCACTCAGGTCAATCAACTCCTGGAGACGGGGCACACCTTGGGTGACGGCGTGGGCAAGCACCCCCGCTGTATGGAACTAGGAGGGTGTGAGACATGAATGGGTGTGCAAAAACAAAACTTAACCTACCGTATTCAGAGTCATCTGTGTGCAGGGCGCGCCAATGCTGGATGCGCCCACGGTGCCCACCATTTCCCCCGGCTCGGCCAGTGCCGCATTGAAGCTGGACCACACCGTGTCGCACACCCAAGCCAATGCCTCGGCACTCAAACAGTGCACCACCGCAATGTTGCGGAGTGTGAGGTAGGAGCGGATGTAAATGCGCGTGAGAAGGCTGGCGTGGGGTCGACGTGCGCCTTCTACGCGGCGCAGTAAGGCGTTGACCAGGGATGTGGCCTGTGACGGGTGGTGCAGGGTGGTGGTCACTGCGCGCCCAAACCGTGCACCTGCGCGCTTCAACACGCGGGCGGGGGCAACCGGCATGACAAGCCGCCCATCCGGCGCATCCTCCAACCCAAGCTGCATGGTGCGCACCAGGTCACGCTCAGACTTGATGAGGTCAAATTGAGAGCACGCCTCCTCCATCCAGACCCCCGCGGGGTTGGAGGCGCCCAGGGCAGCTTCCCACTCCACCTTCACGCCCACCACCTCACGTCTCAACTCCGCATCGTCCATCTTAAAGGTGGATAACGATGTACACTCCAGCATGGTGGGGTAGTAGCTGTCTCCCCCGTAGTAGAACTGGATGACATCACCATTGCTGTTACGTACCGTGGAATCGTAGCGCACCTGCACACCCTCCTGTGCCTTACTCAACCGACGCTGGATGTAGCCCGTGGTGGCCGTCTTGACCGCCGTATCCACCAAGCCCTCACGCCCGCCCATGGCATGAAAAAAGTATTCCTGCGCGGTTAACCCGGTGCCATAGCTGTTGCACACAAAGCCACGCGCACACGCGCTCTCATCCCCCCGACGATAGCACGGTAGGGTACGGTTCCCCATACCCATCCGGATGCGCCCACCCTCCACACTCTGCTGTCCCACGCAACTTAAAATCTGGGCAATGTTAATCGCGCTCCCCTTGGCCCCACTCTCAATCATGACACTGATGTTATTATCCCGCACGCTCGCATCCTTCATCACCTCCGCCCCCCCGCGCGTGAGCAACCCACCCAAAATCTTGGTGACACATCCATCCACCATATCCGGGGTCGCAGACACCGTGTCGCGGCGCACCCGGTCGGTGTGCTCAAAGGACCGGTCCAGCAGGCCCGTGACCCGGTTATGCGCGGCCTCACTCATCACACAGTCACCCACACCCACACTAAACCCCCGAATCATCATGAACGCCTGGAGAATGCGCTGCGCATCACTCACAAAGTTGCCCGCGTGACGGAAGCCCCAGTCGCGGATCAACACATGGACCAACCCATTCGCACTTGTGCCGAGTGTCTTTTTGCACAGACTCCCGCTCAGCAACTCGCCGTCTCGAACCTTGACCCAGCGCTCAAGTGGGTCAAGTGTGCCACCGTGGCGCGCATCGCTGCGCCCGGAGCGCACAACCATGTCAAACACAAGGTCGGTGGGGAAAAGAAGGCTGAAGAGTTGTTTCCCGGTCCACAACGGCGTGGGTTTCAAAATGGCCGGAGGGGGGAGCGTGGTGGGTCCACGCGGGAGGTAGCGCAGGTTCATCAACAGTTGCATGGCCTGGTGGCGAGCCAAAAAGGTGGGGCGCTGCGTCATCAAATAGGCGGCCACCAGACTGTCCTGCACCAGTGCAATGATGGGTTTGTTGTTCTCCGGGTTGATCATCTGGGTGCTCACACTCATCAACCCCTGGGCCTCCGCGCGCGCGTCATGGGTCTGGAGCACATGGATGTTGAGCTCATCCCCGTCAAAGTCGGCGTTGTAGGGGGTGGTGTCACACACAGGCAGACGAAAGGTGCGATCGGGAATGACCCGAATGCGGTGTGCCATGATGCTCATGCGATGCAGACTGGGTTGGCGGTTGAGCAACACCCAATCTCCATCAAATAAATGACGCTCCACGATCCACCCAACGTCCAACACAATCGCATCACGTCCCTCACAGAGGCTGAGGTCAATCGGGTCACTCCCCGGTACAATCACGGAGGTGGCACCCCGCGCAACCCCGGGCCCACGTACTACCGCCTCCGTCAACATCTTAATGTTGAAGGGGGTGACACGCTCCGGAAAGGTAAGGTGGTGGGCCACCATGGCAGGCACGCCCACCTCATCCACATCATAGTCCGGCGCGGGGCTGGCAACGGTGCGACTGCTGTAATTCACGCGCTTGCCCGCAAGGTTCCCCCGGAAACGACCCTTCTTCCCCCTCCACCGCGCGGGAATCAGACGAAGTGCTCGCGCATGGGCACGACCGCCTCCCCCCTTGGCATCCGCACCCGTGGTCCCGTGGTGGAAGTATTGCACCAGGTGTTGCTGCAACACATCCATTGCCGTGTGCACAGAGGCCAGCTTCTCCGCGCGGCCCTCCGGTTCCAGCGAGGCGCCCATGTCCCAACTCTCGCCCGGACACCACGCCTCCGCTGTGGACGCGGGGGGCATGAACCCCGAACGCACGCCGGCATCACGACACGTGGTGTCCAAGGCCTTATTGGCCTTGAAGATCTCCCCCAACTTGATCGTCACATCATCCTGCCCCTTGGTACGGCTGCCATCCGAGGCAGTGATGCAGGGCCGGGAAATGGGGGGTGGCACCTGCAACACCGTTAACACCATCCACTCCGGCCGGGCGCAGGTCGGGTTGCTGCCCAGCACGCGCACCACGGAGTCGGGGATGTCGGAAAGGATGTGGCGCGCACGGGCGGGTGTGAACGGCTTGGTCATATGCGCCTCCTCATCCGCACTCTCAAACTTCATGGCGCTCGTGTCAAGCGAGATGGCCGTGGTGGCGCGTGTGAAGACGTACTTGGGTTGCTGACCCCCGCACACCCGACACGGACGGCGACTCTTGCACAGGTTGGACACAAAGAGAAGCCGCTCACGTGCCTCAAGCCCAAGCAGACGTGGGTCACCCTCCACCAACTCCACCAACAGGTCGCTACAGAAGAAACACACGCAGCGAAGCATCTTGAGAACGATGGATACCATCCCCACGTGGTACATGGGGCAGGCAAGGTCAAGGTGACCAACGTGACCCGGGCATTTGATCATGTCGTTGCGACACGTGCCGCAGTGAAAACGACGATCACAGCTGCCCATGCGCAAATCATTGAGTCCACCCACGGAGGGCAGCTGGCGCGTGTAGAGGGTGGGGGTGGTGATCGGAACCACGCTCTGGCGCCGCACATCTTCCGGGTTCAGCAACCCAAACTGAACATGGGTGATTCTGGAACTCTTGCTATTCTGCAAGATTGCCGCTGACTGGGTCATGAAAAGTTTTTGTGAAGAGAGAACCAAAACACATGCCCATCTTCACTGAACTTTCACGGACGGTGCTGCAGAGCACACGAGAACTCTTTAGCAACAGCCTCTCAACCAATGAGTTTGTGATGTCCACGGGTGCAGTGAGCGGATACGTGCTCACCACGGACAGCTCAGGCACCGCAACATGGGAGGTCAACAGCGCGTCGGGGGCCGCGGCTAACGTTGTCACGGTTTCCGCTGACCCCGGGGCGGGGCAGTTTGGAAGCATCACGGCTGCAATTGCAACCATCACCGACTCCTCACTCGCCAAACCCTACGTGGTGGTTGTGGGACCCGGGGTGTACAACGAGGAAAACATCACCGTGCCCTCGTACACGTGCGTGTGTGCACACGACCAGATTGTGGCCACGGCCAAGGCCGTAAGCGGCGCCAACCCCGTATTCATCCTCTCCAACAACGCAAGTCTTGTTAACCTCACGGTTGACGGAAATGGTAACGCGGGTGCGGGCATTGACGCCTACACACTTGACCCTGAACATATTGAGGTCTGGGGATGTCGGGTGGTTGACACCACAATCGGGATCATGTGTGGACCCTCGTCAATCCCGTCCTTCCTTGACCTCAAACAACTAACCATTCTTAACCCTTCAGTATATGGGCTTGTAGTTAACGGTACGGGCGCTGCTACCACCCATGTCCATGTTGCTGACATAGAACTTCGAGGAGGTGCAGCCGGACCCCCCACCGGAATCCAGGCTAGTGGCGCAAACTCAGAGCTTGCCATTCAGATCGCACGGATTGAGGGCACCGGCACCGGCGCCGCATTTTCAATTGAAAACAGCGCCGTTTTATCCCTACAGGGAGCTTCACTTACCTCCTGGGCCACGGGTGTCATCTCCCCCGCCGATGGGGGCACCCCGTCGCTTACCATCGAGTCCACAAGCTTCCCAACCACCACCACCCCGCTGGACATTGTCAACACATCCACGTCCGGGGTCTTATTCTCCGAGTTTAATGACCTTAGCATCGTTAACATCCCGCTCGAGGCCCCCTTCTACATTGCGGGCGTATCCGGACAAACCGTGACAGTTGCGAAAAAGGGGGGGAACTTCAGCACCGTAGCCGCTGCGATCGCCTACGTGGACTTACAAATCCCCACCGCGGCCACACCCTGGACCATTCGCATCACAGCCGGCACCTACACCGAAGCCAACCCGCTCGTCGTCGGGGCCTTCATGCTCATCAGGGGCGCATCCCCGGAGTCCACGGTCGTCATTGCCTCCGACCCCAACCAAGACGTGTTTGTCATCACCGGAGCCTCCACCGAGATCCTGAACTTTTCCATTGAGGGAGCCACGGGCGCCGCAGGCATCAAGTCGGATGGCGCCCCCTACACGGGGTTCCCCATCCTGATGGCCGGCCTGTTCTTTAGCAACTGCCGCCAATGCTTTGACTTCACCAACACCAACGAACAGATCTTCCTTGGCATTGAAGACATCAAGGTTGTGGTGCAGAGCGTGGCCCAGCGCAACATCATCCGAATGACGCAGACTAACGCCAACCCGGCCTACATCATGTCATCCCTCATCTCGGGGTGTAATGTGCGGTACGAGGTCGCGCCCACGCTGAGTGACCCGCACACCACCATTGAGTTCGTGGGGTTCACGGGGGCGCCTCAGATCGTCATCGTGGCCCGCAATCTCATTTTCTTTCAGGGTGTGGTGTCCGAGTTGGTGGGCATGTCGGTGGAAAACACCAGTCTGGGGGTGTCGGGTTACAACGCCTACCTTGCAGCCTCAGCCATCACCATCCCCAGCTCAACCCTCCCAAGCGCCATCGATGTCACCGGGGTTGTGGCGGTCGCCTGCACCAACGACATGATCATTGCCACCAACACCGTAACTGGGTCCATTCAGGGGGTTGTGGACGCATCCAAGGTGGACGAGTCGGCCGCACCCTCCCATGGCCTGAATTTCCTGATTCAAAACTCCTCAATTGGGGGGATTGACATCACCGGCGAGTTCAGTGTGGGTACACGCCTGAGTAACCGCACCAACCTTCTGCCGGCCATTCAGGGGGACATTACCATTGGCTTGTACACCGGGGGAATGCTATCCACCACCGGGGGGCTTAACATTTCGGTCGCGGTAGGCACCGGTTACATTACCGACGGGGCGGCGTCCGACCCGCTTGTCTATCTCACCTGGACCTCACCCCTCACCAGTGCCATCCCGGCCAACAGTGACCGCTTCATCAGTGTGGTGAGTGGTAGCACCCTCCAGTTGACATCCGCCGCGCCAAACACGTACAGCGCAATTCTTGTGGGTCGCGTGAAGTCTGATGCTAGCTCCATCCTGTTCATTGAGAACATCTCCGCCGATGGACTCCACGCCCCCACCCTGATTGACCAGACCCTTCGGGAGGCATTTGGGTCCGTGGTCGGCGCCGGCTTGATCTCAAGCGCAGGCACGGGCAACTACCAACTCACTGTGACATCGGGTAGCTACTACTACTCCACGCACAAGTTCACCCCCGCCGGGGGCACCGATGTTTCATTCATCCAGTTCTTCCGCGTCGCGGGGGTTTTCACCAGCGCACCATCCACCACCTCCCTGTCCGCCGCCGAAGCACGGCGTTACGATGATGGCAGTGACCTGGTGGCACTGGTGGCCACCCAGTTTGCAAAACACGTGTTGTACGTGGTAAATGACGGGGTGGATGAAACCTACATTTTCCTCTACGGGCAGGAGACGTTCGCAACACAGAATGATGCGGAGAATGGGGCGCTACCCTCACCACCCTCCTTCATGAGTGAGGCGTTTTGTCCGCTGGCTGCCCTCATTGTTAACGACACGTCAACCAACTGGGTTGTGGTGCAGGATGTGCGACCCACGCTTGCGTTTCGTTCCGCCGGGGTAACCGCCACAAGTGATCATGGGAGTCTTGCGGGGCTGTTGGATGATGACCACACCCAGTACCTGTTGGTGAACGGGTCACGGGCCTTTGCGGGCCCCTTTGACCTTGGCACCAACAACGTCTCAAATGCAGGAACCATCAATGGTGTCACCATCACAAGTCTGGCCGCCCGTCTTCAACCCGGAGGTGCAGACCCGTTGTCCGCCGCCACAGCACCCTCCACCATCGGGACATCCAATGGGTTGGGCACCTCCAATGATCTTGCACGGGCTGATCATGTGCATGCTCATGGTACTCAAACAGATGGCACCCTGCACGCAGTCGCCACAGGCAGTGTTGCGGGCTTCATGTCTTCCACGGACAAAACAAGCTTTGATACGGCCACCCCACTCTCCACCGCATCCGCGCTCATGTCGCGCGATGGGGCCGGGGCCACGGCTGTTACTCAGCTGACGGTTGACACCAATGGAGCCGTACGTCTTGCCAACACCGCCAACACATTCCGTGCAAGCATCATTGCACCCTCCGGCCTGGGGGCCAACTACACACTCACCCTACCACCCAACGATGGGGACGCAAGCCAAGTACTTCAAACCGACGGGTCGGGTGTTACCAGCTGGGTGGCGGTTCAGCCGGCGGGAACCGTCTACTACACCGCCACCGGACCCACCGCACCCGTCACGGGCGATTGGCGCACCATCGACGACACTGGCGTCTTGCGCACACAGCGCTACAATGGATCCATCTGGGTCGACCAAATGACCCTAACCCCACCCTAGGCAATCAATAAAACTTCATTCTTTTTATTAACGGAATTCACTCCAATTTACTGCAATGCCAACCGCCTCACTTGCTGTTTGAACCGCGTGAACCACATACACAAAACTTGTCCCATCAATGGCGGACACCAATGGAAATGACACAAACCGACTTTCAATTGCGGAGGAAGCCTGGCCCTTCCCCTGCGCCACTTCCCCCCAAATCTTGGCCTGATTGGTTGTTACCACAGCACCACCAATGTTGTACTCAACACCTGGTGACCCGCTGTCAACCCAACCACCACTTGGGGTGTAGTCGGCATCGGGGATGCGGATCACCTCCCACGCAATGTAATCATTTCCACCAGTTGGAGTCATTGAGACGTTTGTGATCAGAGCGGACATGCGGTTTGCCGAAGCTTTCAACCTCATGGCAAACACCTGGTTGGCCGTGGCCGTTGCGGGAGACGTGTACGCCCACGTGTTCCCAATGGGTTGATTCCCTCCCTCACTTATCACCGCCGCAGAAATCATGCGCATCTCACCCGCTGCGGCCACAGCATCACTCCGAATCTCGAAACGCACCGGAAGTTTCGCCAGCTTCATGAAAGGTTCAGTGTTTCCCGAGTTCAATATCTCATGACAGTAACGAATCACACCTTGGTTGTAGATTCCGTAACGAATTCGACCCACACCCAACCATTGAAAATCAATCACGTAGAGCTGTGTGTTTTCCCAATCGGACGTCACCAACGTCAGCCCGAGGGTCCTCCCCCATCGAAAGCATCCAGGTTCCAACTTGACTGCGCAATCGATGTATCATTGTCACCCGGGGACCCCGCATCATCCGCATTACGCAAAACCACGGACATGGTTGTGCCGCTCATC